AATCGACATCGAGATCGATGGTGGTAAGTTGATAGTTCGTGGTAATGTGAAACAAGAGACTGATGACTCATTGGGTTATCTGTTCAAAGGGATCGCTAATCGTGCTTTCACTCGTGCATTCGCTATCGATGATCATATCGAAGTTAAGAATGCAGAACTATTCAATGGTATGCTTAAGATCGCTTTGGAGCGTTTAGTTCCAGAAGAACAGAAGCCAAAGAAAGTTCCTGTTAATGTAAAAGGTAAGAAGCAGTTTCTGAACGAAGGAGAATAATAATGAAAGCCATTAAACGATTTGTTATGGCATTCATTGAAGTTGTCCAAGAAACTCGCTCTAGACAAGCAGAGGAATTGAAGAAGAGGTATTTTCAGAGATGAAAACTATCCTTTCCAAAATCTCAAACTTGTTTAAATCAAGGTCAGCATTAGAAGAATTCATTCTTTCTAAGAATCCAGTAACAGCTGGTGATGTAGATCACTGGACAAAAGTATTTAACCACTCGCAGTATAGGGGGTTGTGATGCTTAACTGGATCCCAATGACTGATGATGACTGGGATTGGGTGAACGGAAAAGTTCCACCAGCACCAGAGAAGAAGTAAAAGAGTGGGGACTAGATCCCCACTTCTTCATTTGCTAAATAGTGGATGAAGAAAAAATTAACTGTATTTCCAAACATGGTAACATATATACCTATCCGCAGGAGGGATTGGGTATGTAAGATATCCATATTCAAAGACCATTCTATATTGGTCGTTTGTTACAATGTGTATACATTTAGTACAGTAGTAAGGCAGTTTGATGATGCGGATCTTGCAGCATCCTTTTTAGACTTTTTAATTGAACAGGAAGAAATATGACAGTGAAAGTATATAAGATGATCAATGGTGAAGATATTATTGGTGAAGAAGTAAAAGCTGATAGCACCTTCTACGAAATCAAATCCCCAGCACAGGTCGTGCTCCAAAGAACAGAAACTGGTATGGGTGTCGCACTGGCTCCATTCATGCCCTATGCCACTGGCAATATTAGTTTGTTCTATTCTGCAATTGCTGCAGAATGCACACCAGACCAAAACATGGTAAACGAATATAGCCGAATCTTCGGTTCAGGTATCCAAATCGCCCCAGCATCTGCTCTTGCAACTTTGTAAATAAAATTTGCTTTTTATCCGTGCTTCAGGTATAATTATATCTGAGGCACTTTTATTTTAGGGTTATATTATGTTCATGTTCGATATCGAGACTCTTAGCACAGAGTCTACTGCTGTTGTTCTTTCTGCTTCCATTATTCACTTCGAATTGGGTAGCCTACTTACCTATGAAGAACTGTTGGCGAATGCAATGTTCGTCAAATTCGATGTCAAAGAACAGATGCAAAACTACAAACGAGTTATGGATAAGAGAACAGTTGAGTGGTGGAACACTCAACACGACTATGTTAAGAAAACAAGTCTAGTTCCTTCCAAAGATGACATGTCAGTTATTGATGGCATCAATGTGTTTAAATCTTACATCGCGAAGTATCCAGAACCAGACCAAACATTTTGGGCACGAGGTTCTTTAGATCAAATGGTTATTGATAGTCTTTGTTACGCATCTGAACAAGAACCGATTGCAAAGTATTCTGTTTGGCGAGATGTGAGAACTGCGGTAGACTTACTAACTGATACAGCAAAAGATGGTTACTGTGAAGTTGTTCATCCAACCTTCCAGCGACACAATGTGATCAAACACCACCCAACTCACGACTGTGCGTTGGACATTATGATGTTAGTTTATGGGAAATAAATGGAATTCTATACAAGCGTAGTTCAGTATGGCAGTAAGATGCTTGTCCGTGGTTACGATAAATCAGGTAATCAGTTTAAGCACAGAGTAGATTTTCAACCAACAATTTTCATTCCCTCAAAGACTCCCACCGAATATAAAACTCTCGAAAACAAATTCGTTGCACCACTACAGGCTGGTACGATGAAAGACACTCGAGAGTATATTGATCGTTACAAAGAGGTAGAGGGTTTTGAGATCTATGGTAACAATAACTTTGTTGCCCAATTCATCAGCGACAGTTATCGTGATGAGATTATTCCTGACACCGATAAGATTAAGATCTTTACGATCGACATCGAGACAGCAACAGAAGAAGGTTTCCCAGACATTCAATCTGCCAATGAAGAGATCCTTCTCATAACACTGCAAGACAACAAAACAAAAGACATTATAACTTTTGGTCGTAGACCGATTGGTAATGCTGGTGATGTTGACTATCGTTTGTATGAAAACGAGACGCAGATGTTGCGAGAGTTTCTAATGTATTGGCAGGACAATTGCCCAGATGTTGTCACTGGTTGGAATATTAACTTCTTTGATATCCCCTATCTTATTCGTAGAATCCAAAACCTTCTTGGTGAGTCTTTTGCTAAGAAGATGTCGCCATGGGATTTGATATCTGAACGCAGGGTTCAAATGAAAGGTAGCGAGGAATTAACATACGACATTCAAGGTGTTGCTATGTTGGATTACCTTGACCTGTATAAGAAGTATACCTATCAAGCACAAGAGTCTTATCGTCTTGATCACATTGCCTTAGTTGAGTTGGGTGACAAGAAACTGGACCACAGCGAGTATGGTTCGTTTAAAGATTTCTATACGCAGAACTGGAAGAAGTTCGTAGCCTATAATATTCACGATGTGCAACTGGTTGACAAACTCGAAGATAAGATGAAATTGATTGAGTTGCAGTTGGTCATGGCTTACAATGCCAAGATTAACTACGAGGATGTTTTCAGTCAGGTTCGTATGTGGGATGCTATCATCTATAACCACCTGCGAGATAGAGGTATTGTTATTCCGCAAAACTCTGGGAATAGAAAGTATGCACAGTTCGAGGGTGCTTATGTAAAAGATCCTCTGGTCGGTTTGCACAAGTGGGTTGCTTCCTTTGACTTGAACAGTTTGTATCCTCACCTGATTATGCAATACAACATTAGTCCTGAAATGATGCTTGAAGGCAGAGAGACAGTTACAGTTGATCACCTGCTTGAACAGAAGTTTGACAACAGCGAAATCAAAACACGAAATGTTTCCATGACTGCCAATGGTGTTTGTTATTCGAAAGACAAACAAGGGTTTATGCCTGAGTTGATGCAAACGATGTATGCAAACCGAAGCAAGTTCAAGAAGCAGATGTTGAAGTTACAACAGGAGTATGAGCACGACAAAACAAACAACAATCTCCGTAAAGAAATCAGTCGGTTGAATAACCTACAGATGGCTATGAAGATTGCGTTGAACTCTGCCTATGGTGCGATGGGTAACCAATACTTCCGTTACTTTGATTTACGAATGGCAGAAGGTATTACAACTTCTGGTCAGTTGAGTATTCGTTGGATGGCTAACAAGCTGAACGACTTTATGAACAAGACTTTGAAGACAACCAGACGAAAAGACTTTGTCATAGCGATTGATACGGATTCAATTTACCTTACTCTTGAAACATTAGTTGAATCTGTTTGTGCTGGTAAGACTGATGAACAGAAGATTAAGTACATGGATAAAATCTGTGAAGATATCTTCCAGCCATTCATCGACAAAGGTTATCAAGAGTTGGCAGACTATATGAATGCTTTCGATCAAAAGATGCAGATGAAACGAGAAGTCTTGGCTGACAAAGCAATCTGGACTGCCAAGAAACGATACATTATGAATGTTCATAACTCAGAAGGAGTTCAGTATGCAGAACCTAAGATCAAGGTTATGGGTTTGGAAATGGTCAAGTCCTCTACACCTCAGGTTATTCGTAATAAACTTAAAGATTCGATTAAGGTTATTCTTGAAGGGGATCAATCGAAGTTGCATAGGTATATTACCGAGTTCAGGCAAGAGTTCAACAGTCTACCAGTTGAAGAGATTGCGTTCCCGAGATCTGTAAATGGATTGAAAGAGTATGCTGCCTTTTCGACTATATACAGAAAGAGCACACCGATACATGTTCGTGGTGCGTTGTTGTTGAATCACTATCTCAAACAAATGAATCTTGATCGCAAGTATCAACCAATTCGAGATGGTGATAAGATTAAGTTTGTTTATCTCAAAACACCAAATACAATTCAGGAAGATATCATTTCATTCAGTCAAGAGTTACCAAAAGAATTAGACCTACATAAGTATGTGAACTATGAAAAACAATTCGAAAAGGTTTTCCTTGATGCACT